TACAGGATGGCGAGTATATCCTTGTAAACAAACTTGCCTACAAAACAGGCGAACCCGTGCGCGGCGACATCGTCGTTTTCATGTTCCCGATGAATCCGCAGGAGGATTTGATCAAGCGAGTGATCGGCTTGCCCGGCGAATCCATCTCTGTGCACGGCGGCATCGTGACAATCAATGGCGCTGTGCTGAACGAGCCGTATATTGCCGCCGCGCCAAATTACGATGGCGAATGGACGGTCCCCGAAGGCCAACTCTTTGTCCTGGGTGACAACCGGAACGATTCGAGGGATTCACACCAGTGGGGCTTGTTGCCCATAGAGAACGTGATCGGCAGGGCTGTGCTGATATATTGGCCCCCCCAGGAATGGCTGTTGATCAATCACGCAAAACAAGCCTCAACCTCACAGGGATTCGCAGTACCGGAATCGTGGAGTGTAAAATGAACAGTCGGCAGCTCCCTCCAGCCCCAAATGCCTCGCCCTGCAATGAATGTGCCGCGGGTGTAATGCATCTCCGGCACATCACCTACTTCACCTGGCTGGGAGAGGAATTGGTCACTGTGCCAAATTTCCCCGCCTGGATCTGTGACATGTGCGGCAAACGGGAATACGATGAACGCGCCATCTCCTGGCTGACCATGCTCCTCGACCCCAACGCCGGAAGACCGACCCGCCGCATCAAACGCGCCCCCAGGCCTGGCGCCGTTAAAAGGAACATCTTTCCTCCCCCGCTCGATTAACACTTAACCTGCTTCTATAACAACCATGGAAAGCTCCCCGCGAACGTATCGGTTTCTCCCTGCAGACGTATACACCACCGGTTATCGCGTCGTGGGAAAAGTCATGGTCTCCACTAATGGCGTCATGGGGATATTGAATGATATCAACAAATCATATCTGGAAATCCATGACGCCCGTCTCGCGCGCATCCACATGCCCACAAAACTGGTGGACCACTTCGAAGTCGTGCGCCTTGTAAAGTCGGAAGTCTTCGCCATCTGCATGGCGCGGCGTGAAGACCTGGGTCCTACAAGCATTGTGCGCGGCGGGTACAGCCACATTGCAGAATTACCGGCGCGCCTCACCACGCACGTCTATGAAATCGAAGGCAAGCTCGAAGTGGCGGGCCGTTTTGATTTCGCCGTAATGATCGCCGACAAAACCCGAAACTTTATTCCGATCTATGAAGCGACTCTTACTGCAATCCTGATGCCCAATCTCAAAGTGGAAAGCCCGGCTGTTCTGTTTAATCGAGAAAAAGTTGACATCTTGGCCCTGCTCGGTCAACGCGCAAAAGAGGAAAAATAAACAAATCGCTTGACCGTTGCATAGGGGAATGATAAAATCCGCCCGCTTTGGTATGGGCGGCTTCGTGCCGCCGCATACCATGCCGCTGACATGAGTCAGCGGCGCAACCTGCCCCCATCGTCTAGTGGACTAGGACGCAGCCCTTTCAAGGCTACGACCGGGGTTCGAATCCCCGTGGGGGCACATCTGCATAGACGCAGTATCTCCTTCGAATTCCAGATCGCGCCGCAACATATAACACAAAAATCCCGCTCTCAGTGAGCGGGATTCGATTTACAATTCTGCTTCAGCCGATACATGGACAATATGAGGGTTTCCAGCAGCTCCACCCGCATTACCTGTGGTGCTGATATTGAATCCTTTTGGTGTAGCTGTGACCGCTGTTGCTGAACAATCTGCAGCGGCAACACTATCCCTTACCTCCGCATTAGCCGCGGACGGATTATAGGTTGTTATCGTTGGCGATTTGAACATCTCCACAGGGAAATAATATGACGGGGATCTTGATGTAGTTGCACCGGCGGTTACACACATCCATCGTAAATGGATGAATGTTGTTCCTGCATTTTGAGCGGGCGCGGTATCAATATCGAAGGTCTTCCAGTAATATCGCTGGCACAATATCAACTCCTGCTGTATGGGTCTTTGCAGCCACGGACCTTCACTCGCCGAAACAAACAATCCCGCTTCCGCAATGCTCAGTGTATCGTTGACCGAAAACTGGCTGTTACTCCATACAGCGCAGATTAAATTCTTGCTGTTCGATGGAACCGTAACAGTCACACTAAATTTTTGCATTGCTGTAGTTACAGATTTCGACTGTGCGCCAGTGATAATCGCAAGGTTTGCGCCTAGGGTCGGGTCCACGCCGCTTGCACCCCAGGCAGTGACGAAAGGCGCAGGGATTACATTGATTGTCCCAGCATTCTGTAGTTCGATAATGGCAACTCTTATCGTCTTCGCTACATTTGCCTTCATCTGCAGCTGTAGCGTGATCTCTTTCCCCTTTAGTGACACGCTATTTATGCCATCGATGGGCTGATAAATCATCAGCTTTCCTGCATTGGTGATTTTCTTCCAGGTGCCAAAGTGCAGTGAAGTTAATCCGGCTTCGGCTGATCCATCCGAACGCTGATATTGCACTTCTGCATTCTCACGGCTGATTCTCCATCGGTCCGCGCTATATTGATCCTGTGCAATGGTAGTCAGTGTGCCTGGTGTTTGTCGCTGTGCAAACCTGAAAAAGCCATTGATTAAATAATCATTATTATAGGGTGCCAAAAACTGTTTCAGTTCCTCTAGTTCACCCTTGCGTGTCTCTGGTGTGGTCTCCAAATCCTGCACAACTGGTATTAAATGATTCTTCTTAAAAGCGGTTGCAACAGGCAGACCGGTAATTAGGTCATCAGTAGGCATATGTTTTTCCTATGGTATTGCTCTTCCTATGGGATTTCCATTTGGCGTCCCCACTGCGCCATACATATTGTCCAACAATTTATCACTCCCTTTCAAGCTCAAATCTTCAAAATCGGCGAGCTCGTCCGTCCGCACACAGAATGCCTGGAACACCATTCCATCGGTCCCTATTGATTGATCAGGCGTGCCGCCATTATAGAGCGTGGTCACCTCGCTCGCCGAAAGGATTTTATGAAAGATACGCACATCCTTCATTTTTCCATGAAACACGAGATTGTAATCTTCGGTGGACGTTTTCCAATTCCCGATAATGAGCGGCACGCCGCCTTTTGGAAATTTCGTTCCCGCTGGTGTAAAGCCTGCATTCACAGTTGTGAGAGCCGATCCATTGACGTAGAATGTTGGCTCATTCGCTGTTGAAGATATGTCGAATGTCATCACCACGTGATACCATGCGCCTGCTGACACAGGTTGAGTGGTGGTGGTCCACTGACCTGGCTGTGTATTGAAAATATTATGATATACAGTTAATCCTCCGTTGGCGTTCAGGGAAAAATTGATGCCGCCTCCGTTGGCTGAAAAGCCCATAATGACTCCGCTAATGGGAGATTCGCCATAGATCCATGCGCTGAACGAGATGGTCTCCGGCGTTGAATCTGAATAGACGGATGGCAGGATTCCGAAATCAATCGCATCCTTCGCAGGATATTGACCAAACTCCACCGCGATCATCGAAAGTCCGAACAACAGCGATAGAAACTCTTTGACAATCCAACTACACATAATAAAGCCTCCTGGTTTGATCGTAAATTTATCGATGCCTTGAATGTAGTAATAGCCATCGATGCCTCGCTGGGTCTCTTTCACGCGGATCAGGTGCCCGCAATCACCGTTCAAGAAAGCCATCATCAACTGCGGTGATCGGTTGGCAATGAAGTGAACTTTATTTAATACCGTGCGCGGTTTCCGATCCGCTTCTACGCTCGCTTCCGCAAAGACACTCCCCGCAGCAAGTGATGTTTGATATGGTTGATCCATCGTCTCGGTCTGGTATCCGAACTCGGCAATCGAATCATCGTCCTTCGCCGCATGTTCGATGGGGTTATATTTATAGATGCCCGTGCCGCGCGTGTTATATTTCGTGATCCATCCCGGGTTCACGTTGTTGTTTTTCAGCGTGTGTGTGAATCCCTCCGTGCCATAGGGCGTGCTCACCAACACCAGATCGTTGGTGATGTTCGTTCCTAAACCATCTGCCTGTGTATTCATCAGATAGTCTGTCGTGGCTGCTGGCGTGATCATGTTCTGCCCATTGACAGGCAAGCCGCCTGCCGGGTCTGCATAGGACCCCTTGATCTTTATTGCCTGCCCCGATGAACCGATAGGGATGGGTGTGTCCAGTTTGAAAAGGATCTGCGCTGAAGTGTCCAGCCTTCTCGGATTTGCAAAGACCGTGAAATAATTCAGCACTCGCTCGCCATATTCCGTCTCGATCCTGCTCATGCTGTTATCGGCAAAGAACGTCCCAGCCTGGTTTAATAGCAATCTCCCTCCATCCTCCTTTAGCAATTTTCCTCCATCCTCCTTCAGCAGAAAGCCCGATTCACTTGCTGCCAGCGGAAAGGGTGTCAACGTCCTCAATCCGTTCCTCGAAGTGCTTGCCTCGAATGCCAGGGTCTCTCCGTTGGCTTTATCTTTCCTGAGATACACATAGCCAACTTCCGAAAACACCACCTTCCCAAATTCCGAATATGCCTTGGTCTTGGATGTCACAGTGTCGAACGTCGTCGGGAACACATTCGCGCCGGTGTCCAAATCGGTCGCCGCAGGTTGAAATGGCATCAGGTTTAACACAGTCCGCAGAACCGCATCTCCGCGCTGATTCGTCAACACACCCGGGTTCACGATCGGATGCCTCGCGCTGAGGTCCAGCCAATCCGTCACTGTCACGGGCACGCGCAAGTAGCCATAAACCCCTGGCTGCGGCTTGATCGATTCGATGTTGCCCTTGAAGCGGATATATGGCTCGCCCTCGAACGTGATCTCCAGCATCACAGGCACTCCCTTTTTCCATCCAGACATCGCGCCCGCATATCCAGGGATGAACTGCAGGCTCTCATTATCGATTAGGATATCCATCGTCCCTGTGCGAGCCAGGCGGTCGAGCGGTCCATTCCCATCGATCCCCCAACTGCCCGTAATATCGCCGATTATATAACCGGTGATGTCAACCCAGGCGCCTCCAATAAAAGCCCAGACAATGTAATAATCAGGATAGACGGGCTGATTCATTTAAGAATTCCTGTCTGCTTCTTGGTGTCGTTCGTGGTAAAAATATCATTCTGATCTCTGCAAAACCGCGTCTCTCACCGTGCGTCCAACCTTCACACGGTCCACGTTATCCAGGATTTGCTCCAATAGGTTTATGACCCGTTCATCGTTTGTTTGACCAAAAGCTCCACCAGTTCCACCTGCTCCTGCACCAATACCTCCGCCCAAGCCTGGCACTGTTGCCGCGGCGGGAGCCAGTTGAGGCATCGTCATCGGCAGCAACTGATTGATCCCGCGTTCCCATCCCCGTGCCGCGCCTGCCGCCATCTGCCAGCCCACCTGCATCTCGAACAACTGCGAAGGCGAATGGATTCCCAAAAATCCCTTTGCCGCCTCCAGCGCAGCTCGAGCCGCGCTCCTCGCCGCCTCGACGATCATCCCGGCACCATTTCGGATTCCGTTCGCGATCCCCTCGATGATATTGCGTCCCACCTGTCCCCAATCGATCCTGAAGAGATTGATGATGTTTGTCACCGCATTGGAAAGGATGGTTTTGAAATTTTGCCAGGCAGTTTGCAGAATCGTCGTCATTAACTTCCATACCATATCCCATGCCTGGCGCAGCAACTCTCCAAATCGATACCAGTCACCATTGAAAGCCGCTTGGAACGCCCTCACGATTGTGGTAATGAGGGTCAAAACAAATTGGATCGCTGGCTGCAGGCTTGTCCATATGCTTTTGATGAATTCGACTCCGCCCGCGAACGCGTTTTTCAGCCACTCCCAAACAGCCGCGGTTTTCTCCTGAATGCCTCCCCAATTATTCTTCCACGCCAGGTACAACAATGCCAGCACAGCAATGATCGCAAGTATTGGCAAAATGATTGGAGCCAGTGCAGCCACCAGTGATGCAATCGCGGGAATCGCTGTTCCAGTAATAAACGCGCCGATGCCCGCCAATGCAGGACCAAGAGTGCCAACGAGAGGGATGATGGCTCCAATCCCACTCGCGATCGATCCGATGACCATTAACAACGGTCCCACCGCGGCAACGATCGCCAGGATGATCACGACGAACTTCTGCATTCCTGGTGATAAGTGGGTAAACTTTTCGATTAAGCCAGTCAAAAACGTGACGAACTTTAGTGCGAGCGGCAATAGCTGTGTTCCCAATGCCGCGGCAGCATCAGTGAATTGTGCTTTTAGAATCCTCTGTTGATTCGCCAGACCACCTGATGTCCTGGCAAAGTCTCCCTGGGCAGTTGCGGTCTGCCTCATGATGATCGCATAGCGCAGCTGTAATTTCTGTGCCTCGGTCAAGGATTGTATGTTGTCCCCCATCCCCAACTCCATCGCCTTGGCTTTCAGCGTCGCTTCATTCATGGCGATGCCAAACTTCTTCAGTGGCTCGACTTCACCCGATAGACCAGAGCGCAATGCAAGCAATACTTCGCTTGGATCTGCATTGTTGAATGAGGCAAGATCCGAAGCCAACCCCACCAGTGATGTCGACATCTCAGCTGCGGGCTTTTGACCAAGCCCCAATGAAACAAATAGGTTGCCATAGGTCGCAGCTGCAGCTAACGCCTGCTCACGTGATTGTCCCAATGCGGTTGCTGAGGTCGTACTCCAATCCAGCACCGACTTGGACATATCACCAAATACTACATTGACCTTGTTTTTCGTTTCATCGAGATCGCTTGCCGCGTTGATCGCAACAGCTCCCAATGCCACAATGGGCAGGGTTAATCCTACGGTAGCTTTCTGACCCACACTGGTGAGATTCTTTCCCACGTTCTGAAAGCTCTTCCCGATCTCAGCCGCGGTCTTTTTAGACTTCTGCTCAGCCTGTGTCATGGCAGAGTTGTAGCCGGTGATGTCGCCGATCAGCTTTACAGCCAGCGTCGCAATCGTGCTCATTTAACCCTTCCATTATCCCCTCTCCCATTGGGAGAGGGTTGGGGTGAGGATGTGCCACCGGTCGCATGCACCAATGCGGTCATCATCGCGTCGATCGTAGCGATTGCATCTTCCCTGCTAATTGGTTCTTTCTTTTCAAACTGTGGCATGAAATCACTTACCTCAAATGGTGTTGATTTCTTTTTCGGATCTCGATTGATATTTGCAATCAACGCAGCCAGGATCGCCATGCGTAGATCTGCGCGTTCCTCGCCGAAAGGCTCCAGCTCTGCATATGCAATCCACTCGTTGAATTGCAATGCGGATATAGATCTAAGCATTTCATCTACATTGGGGACTCCCAGCGCAAGCGCTAAACGACAGGCAAATCTTCGCCAGGGGTCCCCTCTGAGTTTTTTGTGGTCTTTTTGTTTTCTTCTTCGTCCATACCACTAAGCCGCTGTGCCACATCTGTTAAGCGCTTCAGGACCAGGGCGCTTTTAGTATTCAGCCAGGGAATGTCGTCATCTGTAAAGATTCGTTCGAATTTTTCGTTGACTGCTGTTTTTACAACCAGCTTAGCCATGAAATCATCCAGGTTGATATTAGAGACATTTCCCTTTTTATCTAATTGAACCATTCCTCTACTGTAGCTTGATGCTTCCTTGGCGTTCAATCCAATCATTCTGATCACTGCGCCTTTTTCCCATTCATCAACAGGCACATCCTCCCAGGGAACATCATCAGCAGATTGAATGGTTTCTCGAGTTACGAATTTCGGCATGTTGACATCCTCGCTTATCCAACCGTTACAGGACCAGAAATCTTCAGGGTGAACTCAGCCTCGAGCTTGCCGCCCACCGGCGCAAGTCCCTTGAACTTCGTCAACAGCGCGGCAAAGTTGAATGTCTTGATGGATGAAGGCAGCACCATCTTCCAATTCTTCCTCGAGCGATTCAAGATCGCCGCGAGAACACCGGTGGTTTCATCGTGTGTTGGATCGGTGGGTCGCCAGTTGATCTTGCCTGAGATCTCACCGCCTGAAAGCAAAGTACCGATCACTTCCTCCCAGCCGCCTGAATCATGGCTGGTGGCATCTTCGGTCTTCAGTGTGATCTCAGGTAAGTTCAGTTCGGTCACTTCCACAACGGTTGCAAATGTTTCAGGCGCACCGCCATCACCTGCCTTCAAAAGGGTCCCATATCCTGGGATTGCTTGTGTTGTCATGTTTTATTCTCCTTTACAAAATGTTCTTCTCCCTCTCCATTTTCGCCAGAAAATGGGGAGGGTTGGGGTGGGGCTATGCCAGTTGCACCACGCCAAACTTCACCTCTGCGTGGTTGGCTTCGAGATAGATCTTCCCGTCTGCCTGTACCCAACCCTGCTTTGCGAAGGGTCCCAGCGCGGCATATTCACCAGCGCCCAACGAATAAGCGGTTATATCGCCTGTGCGTTTCGTTTGCCCATCTGCCACACTCGTCACTGTGATGGTGTGTGGAGATGCGCCTGTGTTGTGGGCAATGATCAGATCATTCCCTGAAGCAACGAATTGCTCTTTGTTCACTGTGTCCGCCGCGGTCATCGTCAAATCAGCCGAATTCGCCGCGGGTTGGAGCGCCGGGAAAGTTCCCAGCGCGGTCAATTTAGTCAACGTTTGTCTTGCCATGTTATTGATCCTCCTTTAGATCAACTTCATAAATTCCATCCGCCTTCTCCCCTTCTCCCCCTCTCCCTTCGGGAGAGGGTTGGGGTGAGGGTGAACTGGGCGGAAATGGTTCAGGCTCTTTTAATGCGATCACTGAATGGACTCTCAACAAATGCTCTAGCATCGTGTCCAGATCCAACGTATCGAATTGACATTCCTTGCATTGATACTGCGGCTTGCCTGCCCAATTTCCAACGGTGTAGCCGATCTGCGGTTCTGCCGTGAATTCGGGAGGCGGTGGTGCAACAATTTTCTTCGGTTTATTTGCCATACAAATCTCCTGTTCTTCCTTCTCCAAATATTGCGTAGCATATTTGGAGAAAGGCTAGGGGTGGGGTTATGGTTTTTCGTACCAAATGATCACGTCCACACTCACCCAATGCCTGCCGGTTTCAGGGTCAAAACTCTCGTGCTTCTCATCCCTGAAGCCTGCATGCACTGTAAATGTGCCCATCGTGCCAACAAAGCCATCCACCAGAGCGATTACTTGATTTCCAAGCATGACTGCATCTCTATACGCCTCTTCACCATCTGCGAAACAATCCAGTTGATACCGTGGATGTGCCAGCTTGCTCGGTCCACTGTGAGTGCGTTCAGGTGGATCGCTCACCTCGAAGTAACGAATTGCTGGCAGTGTTACTCCTTGCGGTAGTGCTTGGGGATAGATCCTGCTCCCTGCATTGGTTGCACCTGCAGATAAAAAGGTAAAGAGTCCTTCAGCAAATATTGTCATTCGCTAAGCTCCACCGGCTGCATTCTCGATTTGTTTTTTCCAACTTCGTGCCATGGCATCAGAAACCTTATCATGGTTATTATCTGCTGCCGGTCGCATGTAAGGACGTGCAGGGATCTCCACACTCTGTTTCAAAACATATTGAACAATGCCTTCAGCATCCACCATGACCAGAGTTCCACCGGCGGTCTTGCGCACCTTCAGGTCACCATACTTGCGAGGGCTGCCGGTATAGTTTCCAACAGGGATCGCAAGATATTTGCTCGACTTCGCCTGGATCGTTCCCCCAAATTCATGAATAGCCGCATAGTCCAGATCAGTACCGGCTGTCCCTTCAACATGATCGTCTGCCCGTTCGGTGATTTCCTGATGCACCGAACGACTTAACGTGCGTGATTGGATCAAGCCCTGTTCTTTGATGTTTGTTTTGGCAGCATTCACTATGACAGTCAATCCAGCTCCAACAGTATTGACCAGCGCTTCGCCTTGCACCTCTGTGTTGAGCTGCCTGAACTTTGCAATCAATTCTTCCTCGCCGATCACAACATCGTTTGCCATTAGCGCACCAGCCTCAATGTCAGACGTGTTGTGATTTGCTCGCTATCTTTCTCAGGCAGCAGGATGTCATAGATAAGTCCTTCGTCATCAATGAATCGCATCTTCTCATTCACATTGAAGGAACCGGCGAGCAGAGCTGTATTGGTTGCATCCAGATATGCCTGGTTTTGTCCGCGCCGCTCACCACCTCCCAATGCGGCAATACGACACTGGATGTTCACCATCCCTGGCACATTTGCCCATGCCTTTTTCTGTTGACCGGTGGTGCTCTGCGACTCAGTGAATTGCTGGATCGTGCCAAGCCTATTGAAGAAATCAACCTTCAACGTATCGAGTAACCGAAGATCGATCAATCTGCTATGCATCGTCCCTCAAGATCTGATTGATCATCCGCTGGCGTGCTGTGAATTCATTTGTCACCAGCTCTGCATAATCGAAGAGCTCACCCTCTCCAGCCTCTGCAATCTCCACGTCCTTGCGAAGTTGACTTGCATGCTCGCGTAAGGCACGTGCCACTGCAGCGCCGTCAGTTGAGATATCCAATAAGCGAATCACCTTCAGGATCATCGCCTGGCTGCTCGCCATAATATCAAGCGCAGCTGCTGAAGCCAGGCGGATATCATCGCCATTCAAACTGAGCAATCTTGTGATTCCGGCATCCGTGAATAAAGCCTGCTCAATATTTAGGTCCTGGATGATCATGCGTACTGCGCCAATGTCTGTTTCAGGATCGAGCGTGAAGCCAGTAGGCTTTGCCAATACAGTCAGAATGAATCGCTCCGACTTGATCACTCCGGAGGAAATCGTCACGGTCAACTCTGCTTCATAATTGCCAGGCGTTGCAGTCCCGCTCCAGTTGAATTGAGCGAAGCCACTGCCTACAGTGCCGGACTGATCCATGATCACATTCGCGCTCGTGTCCGAATTCCACACACTGCAAACACACGACTGCGGTGACAATGGTGTAATCCCATCCACGTCGTAGACAAATGACTTGAACAGTTGTGAATCGTTGATATGGATCGCGTCTAACTGTGTTGGCATACTATCTCCTTAACTGCTTTGTTTTCACACCGATGACCTGATCAGTTTTTTTACCGATCAGTTGATCGTGTCTCACACCATCTAGCACTGCGCCTCCAAATAAAACATTAGCTGTCTCGATCGTTGCGTGTTGCCATCCAGAATATTCAAAATAACTTTCATCGTACAACTCAATCTGCGGTATCTCGGGCAAAATAACTGGCTCTTCAACGACGGGTTCCTCGATGATGACTGTTTGCCAGCCAAAGAATTCAGCCACCAGCTCATACGACTCATCCACTTGCGGGAATTCAGCCGCTCCCAAAAGCGCGTCTTCAACACTGTCAGGAACAAGCCAGAAAACAAAACCGTTGAATTCATGATCTGCGCCTTCATCGTACGTCTCATCGATTTGTGCCAGTTCAGGAATTGGTTGAAAATCAACAATGTCACTGGCTGTCTGCCACGTGCTATAACCTGCATAATCATGCTCCGCGTCGTATGTCTCATCAATCGTTGGCAATTCTGCCAGCGGCTGGAAATCCTCGATATTTTCTGCTGCGATCTGCCAGACTGCAAAACCAGCATAGTCGTATTCCTCTTCATAACTCTCATCAATGCCTGGCAGCTCCACTAATGCTTGGAAGTCCTCTACGTTCTCTGGCGCCTGCCAGGTGCTGAAACCTGAATAATCATGTTGCTCATCAAAAGTTTCATCAATGCTTGGCAGTTCTGCCAGGACTTGGAAATCTTCTACGTTCTCAGGAACTTGCCAGGCACTAAACCCTGAGTAATCATGCTCTTCATCGTAGCTTTCATCGATCGTTAGCAGTTCTGCAAGTGCTTGGAAATCTTCTACGTTCTCAGGAACCTGCCAAGCGCTGAAGCCAGCATAGTCGTGCTCTTTATCGTAGCTCTCATCAAGGACTGGAAACTCAACTCGTGCAGCAGAAACATCGTTGTCATCTGCCAGTGGGCTTTGCAGAAAACCACCGTGATCATGCTCTTCCTCGTAGGTCTTATCGATGATTGGGATCTCTGCCCAGATTTGATCCAGGATGATCACATCCTCAGGCATCAGCCACATCATCCATCCAGCATATGAATCTGCATGCTCCTCATCATATATCTCATCAACTTGTGCAAATTCGGGTTGTGGAGGTTGTGAAATGACATCAGCAAGCGCCACAGAGAATGCGACGAGCGCGCGTCCCTTCACTGACCCTGCATTTGCAACAGCTCCGATAAAATCGAAATTGATGTCGCGCGCCGCACCCAACGATAACTGCTTCACCGTTACAAGCGTGAAATGCAACCCGCGCGTATTCGATGCGGATATTTGGTCGGGAGCATCATCGCCGTAGGCGGGATCGGATGCCAATCCTGCGCCGCTGGCATTGATCTGCAAACGTCCAAACACATCGTCGGTGGATACAGATGTGACAATCGCATTCGCAAAGATGACCCAGTTCCCCGTTGCGTTTGGCGTTGGCGAAACAGTCGCCTCCGTCTCCCACATCACCGCGCCTGGAGTGTCTGCCGCTGAATTATAGACGACCGCTCTCTGCGCAAATTTGTTCAGGTTCAGCGCAAAAATTCTGGACGACCTTACCGTGTCCGACGTGGACGAAATGGTCTGAACGGAGAACGTATGCGCGGCATTGCTCGGCACAACCCCAACCCCAAATAACATATTGAACAGGTCGGTCGCTGTATCCTGCGCGTTATACCCCTTGGACGCATCCTCATCGCCGTAATCAACGGGACCGACGCTGTCGTGCAATCTCATGCTGAATTCGGAAGCGGCTGCTACATCCCAACTAGCCTGCCCGATGATGAACCAGGTGTCTGTACCGTTCGGGGTGAACGTGACGCTCGCTCGGCTGGTCATGCTTGCCGCGTCCGCCGTGTCCGTCAGCGCTTCATTCCAGTAATAATCGGTGTTCTCCACAAGGTCGTCGCTCAGTTTCATTGCGATGATCGTGGAGTATTCATGCGTGACGGTTCCCGAACCTCCCGAACGGTTGAACTGTATCTTTACATCCTCTACCGTCCCAGGCTGTGAAAACCGAAACAACCATCCAACCGATAATTTTTCGCCCGTCGCTGCCACGTCCATCGAAGTGGTTGCATCATCGAACACCGTCGGTGTGCTTCCATGCACGACCCGCATCCCTTTTTCGGTGGACGCGCCCGAACCGCTGACATCACAAATACAAATCAGCAAATATTCTTTATTCGCCGTAAAACTTGCCGCGCTGATAGTCGCCGCATCCACCCATGTGGTGTTTGCGGATGTCGGGTTGTCTATCTTTTGCGCGTGCAGAACTTGTGCGTCAGCCATGTTTACTAACCGCAGATTAAATTGTTAAGGTTCGATAGTCTTGCGCCCGCTCCCGTGAATGGGCGCAAGACCATTTCGATCAAACAGCCTGCATGCTTCTTCCACACCTAGAACTCTTCGAACACCACGTGCACCGAAACGCTGCTTGTTCCAACAGCGGACCGCAGTGAGATTTGCCCTGAGTTACGAGCCACAATCTCCTCGCCTGGTCTCGCCACCCAGCGATACACGCCGCCGTTCGCATTCACGGGTAGGCGTAGCATCACATTGCCGATGGTTGGCTGGGCAGACCACGTGGTGTTTACCGTGGATCCTGCGGTCACACTGTCTGGCTCTAAAGGTTCAGCAGTGAGTGCACCGCCTCCCGTCGTGCCACCGGTTGAGCGCGCCACGCGCAGCTCATTGGCAGCGCTGGCTGTGCCCATTCCGCCGATCGAGACCTCCACAATACGGATCCTGCGGTTCGCGGGCGCAATAAAGGTCATCAAATCGTCAGTGGTGTTGAGCGCCACGTTGCTTCGATTCACAGAATATAGTCCCATATCAAACTCCTTCTAATTCTTCAATCATTCCCCTTCCCCTCATGTTTTCGTGGTGGGGGAAGGGGCAACTATTTACTGATCACTAATTACTGGCAACTGATCCCTAGCTCCCAGAACCATTGCTGGCGACGGTCATCTTGGGATCCATGCGGGCCCCGCCGAACACGTGTCTCACCTTATGCTCGATCGCATCCGTTTCAAAGTCACCATCCATGACATCCGGTGCACCACCACCAACGCGGATCTGATTCGGAGCTTTCATGAAGACTTCAGGCTCTTCATGCCCGATCAGGAAGCCGATCTCAAGTGCTGGGCGTCCGTTGTCCGGATTGGCAAACAGGAACCAGGATGTATCCCCGTTCGCAGTGGAAGCCACGATCGGGATATACGGTTCCACGCTCAGGTTCAGACGGTTCTTCATCCAGTTCACAGCGACCAGTTTCTGATTGCTTGTGCCACCAGACTCAGCCAATTCGATCTGAAGGGCATTGAGGATGTTCTGCGCGGTAATCTCCAGCGCAGGCGGAACAACTAACTCCACCGTATCGATCACGATTGGCTCACCGTTCTCATCCTTCATAGCGGACAGAATTTTGAATCCGGTTTGAAGTGCAGCAATCGAAAGCACGGGGTTACTGGTGATGATATTGGCATTGCCCACCGAATATAAGGTTGCGTGCGGACCACTCGCACCCACGTGCAGCTGCGTGACAAACTTCTGCTCCGATCGGCGAGCTGCACGTCCAAGTCGCTCAGGCTGATCCTTCAACTGATCCAGGTCATCGTTGATCATGACTTCCCAGCCAAATTTGATCTTCCGACCATACTTGGCTACATTGTAGGAATAGGGCGTGTTCTCGTTGATCTCTTCGTACGGATATTCACCCTTTTCACCAGCTTTTTGAGCAGTCGCCAAACCCAGTACCTGATCAGCACCATATACACTGAAGCGTTTCACAGTGCGGAAGTCACGCACTCGCCCACGCTTGGCATATCTCTGCCACGTGGCAGTCCACTCTCGATAGGCTGCCAGCACCTGACGGTCCAGGATATCGCCGAACAAAAACGGGAAATCGCTCGTTGTCATTGCCTCTTGCAGGTAATGCATTCGTTTTCTGCCGCTATACACATCTGCAATAAGCCTGGCTGCTTCAGCGAGCAACGTCATATATTGGGGAGTGCGCCTGCGTGGACGCACGGCCCGCCCCTCTTTACCGAACAGCCTTTGCACGCTGGCTTCCTCTGCCCGGATCGTTTCGATCAATTCAAGCATTTTCATGTTTACCTCACTGCGTAGTGTCCCAATGGGACTACTTTCAAATTTCCTCTTCCCCTATTTTCAAAGAAAATGGGGGAAGTGCCCGAAGGGCGATGGGGGTTATGCCAGCGCCTTAATCACTTCGATCGTTGCTGTGGAACCGGACGTGATTGCATCATTGGCAAAGCCAAAGAAGCGGCCTGTTGCCTTCTTGCTCAGTTTCGGTGTATCGGCATCGACATAATAGATCTTGTCGCCAACGGCAACTGCAGAGTTGCCGCCGCCATCCACACCTTTCACAGACAAGTCCCAACCACGGCCAGCGGTGAAGTCGACCTGGGTGTATCCATCGGCGTCTTCAGCGACGAGCGCAACACCGGTCATCTCCCCATAGCGCACCGGATCGCCCGATGCAGGGGTCGTAGGATCCGAGCAGACGACCCGCAAGCCATCTACACCGGAATGATTCAAAATCTTAGCCATAGTTACCTCACTGGTTACTAATTACGAATTACTGTCAACTGACAACAGTCAACAGTCAACAGACAACTAACCACGGCCCACTGCCGCGATCTTTGCGCCCTTCTCACTCAAGCCAAGAGTAGTGAAAGATTCAGTCAAGGACTCTTTGACCTTCTTACCAGTCTCATCCTCTTCGTCATCAACATCGCTCTCACCAAGACCACGTATCTGCCCTTTGCCAAGCAATTTCTCCAAATACTTGACTTCAGTTTTGACCGCTTCATCGATGGCTTTTGTGAAGGCTTCCTTGTCGAGCGTCCCATCCGTCATGGGTGGGTTCTTTGCCAGGCTCTCGATCAGGCGTGCCTTGGTGACATCCGGCAGGGAAGTGATAGCTGCTAGAGCTTCCTTCACCATATCCTTCGCGTCACGCAATGCCATTGCCTCACTGAGTCGGGCGTTGCTGGCTGCCAGCGTTTGATTGTTGGTTTCCAACGTGACAACCTTTTCATTCAATTCTTTTACGTCCATATCTTCCTCCGTATGGGATTCATGATTTGCCACGTTGCTTGTGGCTTCCGTTGCTGGGACCGTCCCTGCATCGGTTTTATCGGCGTCTTCCCCTCGCCCTTTGGGAGAGTGGTTAGGGGTGAGGGTCACCCGCGCCGCTTCAAACATAGTGATGATTTCGCCACCTGCGCCTGGCTCAGTGACAAAATCAACAGACTTGCGTTGTGTCAGGGCTTGAATGATCGCTCCCTCGCGTCCCTCAGCTGAGCTCTGCACTGCTTTCCCCAGTGCTCGAATGCTTACTCCAATATGACCTGCCAGATCATCAACGGGTTTCTGAAACCCTTCGAAGACCTTTGCATCTCCATAGAGACCAGGTCCCTTAGGCCCGTTATCCATCCAACGGGCATCACTGGTGAATACTGCTGCAAGGTTGTTGAGATCACCCTCCGGACGTTCAGCCTCTTCCTGGTTGGTTTGATGGTTCCAATACATCTTCGTATCTTTGGTGAATATCTGCGGACCATCCCGCTTCAAAACTTCAGCTGGATAAAAGCCCGAGCTGCCCCAGCCAGGTTGGATGATCTTGATCGGGATCGATCCGTCGCGCCGAACAGCCTTCTCGATCAGCGGGACATAATCCCCATCGATTTCAAATGCCTCTGTCGCGCTGAGCGGAGAACGGGCGCTTTCCCCGTTCGTAGTCGAAGCGTCCTCGCCCTCTGTCTCTGCTGCCAGATCTGACCAGGTCTTCTGCAAAGCGGTGACCAGCCCTTCAACCCCGTCCTGCAATTCCTTTGGAAGAGTCTTATCCGCCAGTAGACTCTTCAGTGCCTTCGCTGCGGACCTTGCCTTCGATTTGATCGTCGCCGCTTCAGCAACGGGTTGACCTGCTGTATCTTCAGGTGCATCTTCCCAGGGTCGTCGTGTGAACAACTGCGGAGCATTGTCCACCATGAACTGATGATATGAATCAAGCGCTTCACCGATCGCACCAGATAAAACCTTGCGTTCATTGCGGGTGAGGCTTCCACTACCAAACATATCGTCCGCGAGCTGTGTCAACGATAAATGCAACCGGCTTTCAAGCCACTCAGCCAGGTTGGATTTCTCCTGTAGCTTCACGCTTTCAGCCAGGGCTGTTACTTCATCGGCTTTGAGATCATCCATCTTCTTGATGAACTTCACAGTCTCCGAGATCTCCGCCTCGCTCATTGATTCTTCTAGTCCCGCATCCTTGCGATGTTTCCGCAAATGCGCCTCCACGCCAGCCTTATCCCCATCAGGGATCTTTGTTTGCGATAATCGAGCCAGTGCATTATTCACACCTGCAATCACCGCAGGCGTATCCATACCAGTCTCGTGATGCGGAAACTTATACGATGCCTTCTTGCCTGCGTCGCCTTTGGGATCCACCCAGGCATGCATATACCTCAGCGTCGCGGCTTCATTCGGCGCGTCCGCCACAGCCTTCGGACCATCCCAACTGCCTGCCTTGTTCACTGCTGTTTTGTGTGATGCGATCGCTCCCATAGTTAACTCCTCTTTTTCTTGTTCGCCTTTTTCTTAGGCAAGGATGAAACTGGTTTACCGTTTACTAGAATGCCAGTGGTCAAAACCTCGCTGGTTGAAGCGGGTTTATGCTTTGGTTTTTTCTTAGCCATTCGCTACCTCCAGAATTACAGTAATACCGCCACGCTCCATTGGCTTTATCTCTTTGATTCGTAATGGTGTACCAGGAGCAAACAACACTTCTGCTTCTTCTGGGAGCCCAGATAGTCCATCAAGATAAGCCGCCCCGTTTGTTCCTTTCGGAACGAATATGTCATAGTTGATTTGATTGGTTTGGTCTCTGATATTGTCCATCACGGACGTCGACATGAAGCCCTGATCTGTTAATGTGTCACCAACTTTTACAGCGCCACTTTGAAGTGCATCGTATAATTCTTGATGCCTAAATCCACGTGTCACCTGTAAATCCATTGGAATTTCAGGTGCTTTATTAATGGCATCTTGCGCCAACTGAATAGCCTTTTTTATTTCAGCATCCCCTCCTTGACCTGTGCGTAATACATCGTTCATGGCAACATAGCCATCATTTGTGTAATCCAATAATGCCGTCTTTTCAGCATCGCTTAGGTCATCTCCCCATTCGCCAGTAATGTCAGCCAGTTGTAAATCTGCATCATCTGATGACTTAAAGCGCGTACCTAATCGCGGCTGTCCACCACCATCACCATCTGTTGGCGAGGCTACATTTGCATCCTGCGCAACCCTAGTCAACAGATCACATCTGCAGCCAGGGAATCGAAGTGGTCTCATGTGCCCACTTTGGAATGTCTGATCCAGAGGGATATATCCCTGATCTTCATTCGCTTTGCATTCCGCGGTGACCTTACCGTCACCAACAGTGCTCCAGGCTTTCTCCATATCGATGCCAGCATCCTGCAGGTCGCGTGCCACGATCAGATTGCCTTCTGTATATGCATTGCCAACTTCGGTGATTGCAATCAAATGAGCGCGGCTGTCGATATGCTCTTGTGGCTTCCCGATCTGAAATTCTTTATAACGATCAATAATTGCTTCCGCAGTTTTGTCATAACTCCAGCCTTCGTTCGTGGCTTGAGAGATGATCGTCTGCAGATAATCACGCGTTGTTTCGTTGATGTCCGTCACGAGCCTGGCACCATACTGATCCAGATATTTCACCGCCCGTGGATTCTTTAAATCAAAAGAGATACTCATGCCAACATCTGCAAGCAACGTTGCGGCACCGGTCTTCAATGCCGTTTGCACAGCTGCATCGATCGGTTTCTCGAAGAGAGTCACTGTCTTCTGCGAAACCATATGCCAAACAAACATCCATTCAGTGGGCACGATCGCTTCCTGCATTGTTCGATCGCTGCCAAACGGTGAAGTCACAGTGGCAGCTTCTCCAAAGCGATTCTTAAATTTACTGAAGGCTTTGATGAACTGCCTGCCCTGTTCCTTAAAAGCTTTTCGCAATGCAAGCTCGAGCCTGTGCTCGATCTGCTCACGCTTCTTCAACCTGCGTGAGCGATTCAATGCTTCAAAGAACTTCATAGTAGCAAAGACCACATTGCTATCTTCTTCCCCTAAATACTGCGAAGCAGATTTGGGGGAAGTGTCCGAAGGGCGATGGAGGTCACTTGTGTCCATTGCCACTCTCCAACACTTTTAGTCCTTGGATAGCCATGACCAGCTTCCTCGCCGCTTCTCGCACAATCGCCTCACTCGGCGCAGCGCTCCCCTCTCCTTTAGGAGAGGAGCTGGGGGTAAGGTCATCAGGGAATAATTCAGCCATGATTTCATCCACATCATCTTCAGCGATTGCTTTAAGAATGAGCCTCGTCGCGGTTTGTTCATCCAATAGAGTCAATTGCTGACCATTCAACGTCAACGCTGTCACAATCGCCTGCACCGAAGTCTGAATATCCTTCTCAAGGATTGGCGGAAAATCAATATCCAACATCGCAGTCAGCGGGTTCCTCCATTCGATTTTTTCCTCGATGATCCCATCGTTTTCGACCTTGACCACTTTTCCAAGCGACTTGATTTCCTTGTTGCCGCTCGTTGCCTTCATCGTTTGCAGTATCATGAAATTAAAAATATCACGGAAGATATTCGTCCACGTGGTCTGCCCCTCCTTCATCATCAGTTCAGTTGGACGGTCCATTGTCTTCGCAGTTGCAAATGTTCCCACGCTCACGTCCCCAAAGTACGTCTCCGGCAATCCTTCCGCCGCCGCCACCATCAACAACAACCGTCTCCCATCGTCCGGCGAAATGGATGCCCCTCGTACCTGCATCGGTTGCAGGTCCGTCCCCTCGCCCAAAATCGCCATCGCGCCCGTCACCGGCGGCGGATTCGTCTCAGCCGAATCTCCTCCGCTCATCAAAGTGCTTGCCATCTTCGCCCGCTCTGCCGCAATCGCCTTCTTTCCGCCTTTGGTCATTCGCTTCCATGCGAACTTGCTGTAGGCTCGCATCAGCGATGCCACATCCTCCAGAAATTCCTTATATGCCCGCGCCCAATCAATTGCCGCATACACCTGGCTCACGCCGAACTTCCATCCGCTCATGCCACCCGTCTTCACGTGATACACGGGTGTATCCCACATCACCTCCATGTTGCCTATCTTCGTGGGCTTGTTCTTGGGCGTGTAATTCCAGTCCGGGTAATAGGCTGTTCGTTGCCTGGTGTTATAACGCCCGGTTGATTCGTTGAACTTCTTCTCGGTCCACTTCCGCACGTAATATCTAGGCGTCTTTGAATCTTCTGGATCGCAGATGATGTCCGTGATTTCCTCGAACGGCAGCGACCGCACCTGCACCCGCCCGTCCGATGGTTGCGTAAAGAAAACAAAGAAAATATTGCTGACAACTTCATAATCCACCTGCTTCAACATCTGCGCCTGGTGACCGGTCAACTCCACCTTGTTCTTCGGGTCGTCCCAAAAATCCTGTAAGACTTTATTCAAATCAGGATTCTTATATTTGACGTTCACCCCCTGCGCCCAGATATACAACGCCTTCACCATTACCCCGCGCTTGATGAGTGGGTTCTTGATATACATCATGCGTGCCAGGTCAACGATCTTCCTTAATCCCTCGCGCGTGAACTCATGCTCGCCCTCGAACATAAGGCGCATCCAGTTTGCATCCTCGAGCGCCAGCTCCAGTTCTGCCAGGCGTTCAGTCAAGATCTCATTGCTGAGCTCAGTCTGTTGCAGCGTTTCATGGATCTGCTGGATATTTCCACCAAGCAGATAATTCGCCACTCGCTCACGCAACCCAAAGTCAAGATTCATTAAGCTTTCTCAATCCAATGCCATGTGTCAGGCACGGGCTCTTCTGAATAAATGCGAGATGTAACCCAAGCAATGCCGCTCTCGAAACCATTAGGTAAATGCTTTGAGTGATAGCGGTCATTCGTGCCATCTGTGAATACTTGCAGATTGCAAACGCCGTTATCGGGCGGTGTTCCGTCCGCCTTGCGCCAAACCTTAACAACAATCGCGGGGCGATGTTCGCCTTCGTCCAGAACATAATGAACTATTCGACCTTCGGTTAGACCTTCCATGTTGATCTCCTTTCAAATCACACGAGTGAAATGCTCACTCGCTCCTCGTAAGTTTCTACATCCTCGGCATCATCCATCAACTCTTCAACGATCTTCCGTAATACGTTGAAGGCGCTGCTGCCGCCATCCACACGATCTTTGAATCTTCCCTTGGGGAAGGCTGCATACTCATCCAGGAATTCATCATTCCAGGCACCACGGACCAGACGCACTCTCCCACCTTTTGCTTTTGTTGCCAGCGGTCCGGCATTGACTTCTTTGCTACCTGTTACCTGGTCGAATGTTCCAATCAAGCCATTGTCAGCAAGTAAATTATTAAATGCCTGAGCGCTATCCAATCCCGCGCTTCCTGGATCCTGCGGGTGCCAGATAATGAACGGACCATCATTGCGGTAATCTTCCATGCCAATCTCGATCATGAATTCATCACGTTCTGCTGAGGAAAATTGATTCGCTGTCGAATGCTCGATGTAAAGAAAATCATCCAAGCCCCAGCTCATCTTCACACTCGCCGAACGTGCACCACCACCAGGCGTCGCAGCCTTATCCCATGCACGGATGCGTGCCCACACTGCATTGCCAGGTCCCTGATCCACAATCGTGAACCAGTCCCTGTCAAACATATTCCCCTGCAGGCTGTAAGGCTGCTGTTGATATAGCGCTTCGAAGTCATAAAGTCCCAAATCTGACTTCGTCGAGATCAACCAATCCCTGTCATACCACTCGGGGCATAAAGCTTCATCTGGCATTCTCCCAAGCGGATCTGACAATGGCAAAAAGATTCCATCCCGCATCTTTCTGCGCTGTACTTCAACGCTCGCGGGATAAGTGTCAATTGCCAACCCAGGTAAACATACGATCTCCCATTGGCTTGCCAATGGATCACTCACCATTCGTTGCATCAGGCGTCCTGCCAGGTCGTCTGGATGCCACCTGGTGTGGAAGATCACCACTGCAGCATTGGGACGCAAACGGGTGCGTGCAGATGACTTGAACCAGTCATCCACCAGCTCACGCCGTGACTCACTCTCCGCCTCTTCACGGTTTTTGAATGGATCATCCACAATGAATAAATGCGCTGGCAGATCGGTAATACCACCACCAACACCGGCAGCTTTCACTCCCCCACGATATGGACGTGCCAGGTCCCAATTCTCAGTTGAGCGGCTGTCACTGCTCAATTCAACAGGGACCATTTTGTCGCTCTTCTGTCCAAAGATCGCCTGGTATCGTTCGTCAACGATCTGATCACGAATGAATCGACTATGCCGCGTCGCCAGGCTCTCACCGTAGGAAGTGAGAATGATGTGACTGTCCGGAAGCAAACCAAGAAACCAGGCTGGGAAATTTCGGCTTGCGAGCTGGCTCTTGCCATGTTGTGGAGGCACAAGGATCATCAACCTTCCAATGCCTTGCTTGCCACCACTGGCAACGAACAACGCCACCTGCTGAAGCTTCGAAGCCAACAGCCTTATATGACGAGGTGTCTCATAACGCTCATCCACATACTGGCAATAGGACAGGAAATTCCTGCGTGCTTGCTTGCGCAGGTTCTTTTCATCATACGCCTGGTGCGGCGTCATCGAGATCGTTTCAAATTGTGGCAGCATTATTTTTCATCCCCCTCTGCATGTGGTGTTGAAGAATTTTCAGAGTCTCTTCGAAGTTCCTCAACGCCCTGCGCCAGCATGGCAATTGTCTCTTCATCCATCTCATGCGGACCACCAGCGGCTTTCCTCTTCAGCACAGCTGCCAACTGTGTCAAAGGCACGTAGTCACCAGACATCTCCATGTAGAGTTTGAGATGGTTGAAAAACTTATAGTCATCCCCTGCTTTCTTCATTCCATCGATTAGATTCTTGAAGCTATCTGCACGGTAATCCCACAGCTCTGCTGACTGAAGTAGAGCAATCATGGTTTCAATTGCAGGGTTCTTCCTTCGCCACTTGCTGATCGCACGGTCACTGTTCAAGTTGAGATATTGCTTTGCCAGCTCCTCTTGAGTTTCTGGCTTGCGATCTGCTTTAGGCATCGAACTCCATGCAATGTAACACGCTTGTCGCCACGGCCACCCGCCATCCATGAGTTGTTCGAGTCGCTCTATCCAGGTAGGTTGATCTCCCGTGCCTTTTAAAAGCAATAAAGCCGAACGGCCAGCTTCAGAACGAGTCCTGGCTTCCTCTGGTGTAACGCCCTCAATTTCCACTTCAGGCAGATCCAGATCCAGCACCATCTGCTTGTACTGTTCATCAGAAAGATCGATCACATAGTGCGGCTTTGAAACAGGCATCTCTACTCACTCACGGGTTATACGCCTTCGGCGGATAAGGGTCCCCATCTGTCATCAACTTCACGCGGCTCACTTCCACGTAATTGATTCCGCCAGACGAAAACAACGGATAGATCACATCCCGCCCTGGGTAACCCACATTCGCCAGTTGCGGAAACGGATCGACGATCCATGCGCCGTTATTTTTGAACGGCGTCGAGTTCGTTGCAACGTGGAAAACTTCAGGATGCGTGGCTCGGCTCCACGTTTTATAATCTCCCACCTTCAATGGATCGAGCGTCTTGATTTCATACCAGCGCTTGCCGAGATAACTATGTTCGCGTGTCGAAGTCAATTCAAAGACATTCCCGCCCGTAGCGACCTCGAACATCTGCGGATACTCACCGTCCAGATTCAAGTCGCGGATATAATCACGCCGCCCCTCATCCGGGTCCGTGCCCGCATGGTTCGTGAATGCCCGCGCACTGGATGTGAGACTCGCCCATGCCCTCACCGCCGCATCCCTCTGCGCAAATGTAAGCGATTTGAAATTCGTATGCCCGAACATCGTGAGCAAAAGTTGATTGAACCACAGCCACTGCACGCCCTGAGTCATCTTCGTGCCTTCCCGCTTCTTGAGCGGGATCATCTCAGGGTAACCCGCGCTATCCTTCAATCCATCTGTTGAACTGAAAAGCGAACGCGGCTTGAACATCCAGACTTCGGTTTCGTAATCGTGCAGTCCACGCGCGAAGAACCTGCCCGCGGGCAATGTCGAAATCGGAGGCGGCTCGGGCGTGATCACAGAGCCTGCATTCGTCAACGTAATGAATTTCGCCAAGCCATCCTGCGACCGCACCGCCACCCAATTCTCATGCAGCTCGGGATATGAAGGCGCATCGATCTTCAACCAGACATACCCGTTACCCGTCCATAGCCTGCCCTGAAACTCATTCCCGTTGAACACATAAAATCCCGTGCGGCTTGCATCGGTCACAACTGGATAATTTCGGATGTTCAACTTCGTATTGACGATGACTTCCGCGTTCCACAATTGTTCTTCGGTCTCAGGCTCGATGCTTACCGGAGGCGGATCGACCACAACGGGTGGCGGATCAGGCTCGACTGGGGGCTGTGTGCTGATCCCCAGCCATGCCCGCATCTGCTCGGGTGTCCCGTTGAAGACATCCACGTCCACTTCCTTGCTTTGCACGCCCCAATTCGCCCCCGCAAAATAACTCGCGGTGATCTGCCAGAAGCGCCAGGTCTTCATCCACGTGGGCAACGCCGGGTCTTTATCCACCGATGGCTCATTCCAATACTGCGCGTACCAGATGTTTACGTTATCGACCAGCCACGTCAGCCCCGTTCCCCCATAGATCGCCTTGATGCGCGGATAAATAAAATCAACAAATAAATACCTGTTACTGTATAGTACGATCTTCTTCGATGGCGCCTGCTCCGTCCAGTGATGGATGATGCGATACATATCCGCCCAGAAACTATCGTTCAAACTGTTGTTGTAAATCTCAACATCCAGCGCGAAGAAATGATGGTCATATTTGCTGGCAACATCCAGAAAATAATTTGCCTGCGCCAGCCACGAGACCCCGCTGCGCTGGTAGTGATACGCGCCGCGCATCTCCACCTGTTTGACGCCGCTCCACATCTCATTCGCTTTGCTGTCTGTGTAATTAAATCCATCGGTTAGCTTCTGCGCGGCAAAGTCGATCCGTTGCGTGGCGGTCTCAGGTCTGAACCATCCCTGCCAGCGACTCACATCCACGCCCTGGGCGCGTCCTTTCGGCGTTACACCCGTCAGGGATGTGACCGCTTCATAGGCTCTCGGAAACACGCTGATCAACTGCCGCTTGAGAATATTCATGGTCTCACGATCTGCAACTGCCCCGTAGCCAGTCCAACAGCCAGGGCGGTAAGAACGACGGTCACAATTCCACCAATCCACTTCAAAGCCTTCATCGCCGGAACAATATCTGCCAACGACTTCTTGTTCTCCTGCTCGATGGTCTTGGCATCGCTCATCGTATTCGTAAAACGCACATAAGCATTTTCCAATTCACTCATGCGTGAGTCCATTTTTCCAACGAGCACCATCCCCTCCCGGAAGACAGTGATGATCAACCCCAAGCCCACGCGGGTCGTAAGATTGCCGCTCTCGACCATCTCGTCGATCTTTTTGACGATTGCAGAAGTGGGGTTGGTATCGCTCATCTAAAAATCCTCATCAAGACTATTCTTTCTTGTCTCATCCATCTTCACGAACTCTCGGAACTGATCGGCATAATGCGCCGCGACTGTGAGAGCATCCGCGACATCCCTGGCATAACGAGAACTCTCGATGATGGGTGATAACGGACCCTCGAACGTGATCGTCGGCATCAGCCATTCGCCGCCCGCATCCTTCACTTGCGCGACAATGATCAGAATGCCGCGGCGTGATTCTGTTTTATGCCGAATCTGGATCGTCTTGACGTGTCGCTTTACATCCATTCGGAACGAGAAGGTTTATTTTTTCGCGCCAAACAAACGCGCTTTGAAAGCCTGTGTGGGTTTGGTCAGCAGATGCACGCCCTGATTGACCGAGATCGCCACGAATACAATCGACAACAGATCGAGCGCGCCCTTTGTTGTGCAGACCAAATTCGTGATGAACACTGCCCAGCATGTTCCAGCGAAGATGACTGCTGATACACCAACGATAAGCCCGGCATTCAATTGTCGCTTCGCCGCGGTGGAAAGCGCATCAAACCATTGTGCCAAGCCTGGGAAATAATCGAAGGCAAGCGCAAGACCACCCGCTACGATGATCAACAGGAACTCGGATGTAACAGTGAACTCATACATATCAATCTCCTTGTAAATTCTTCCCCCAAATTCGGCGCTCGTCCGTATTTGGGGGAAAGCGGCGAAGCCGAAGGGGGTTGGGTCCCTGCTCCGCCCAGGGATTACAAGGTCCCACGTTCGTTGTGGGAAACAAAAAACGACTGATGCCTAATAGGCATCAGTCGCTCATGCTGATAAAGTCGGGCACACCAGTAATGTTAGCCCTGCGGAGATATTAAGTTGTACGGTGATTTTAAAGAACATCCAGCATTCTGTCAACCCTCAAAGGTTACAACCTCGTTAAAACGTTCACCCAATCCAGCCTGAGGGGGGCAGGCTGAAAAGGGTGATGTGCGGATTATAGAACTTATTTCCTATTTGTCAATCCTCGAATTAAACGTTGCAACAGAGAAATGAGCTTGTTGAACATGTTTATGAATGGTGACATCCTCATCTTCAACCAGCCCCACTTACGACCGTGCACAATATTCCTGATTTCAGAACGAGAGATGCCATACTGCTTTGCCAGCCGTTTAGAACCAAGCTTGCCTCTTACATATCGCCCTTTTATCTCTAATACTTCCTTGGCATTGAGCTTTGCCGCCCGATTTTCTTCTCCCTGTTCAAACCCAGGAATCCTTCCCTGTGCAGACATTGTTTGTCTGAGCTTCTTCAAGGTGTTGTCATATAAGTGTGCAGGATTGCAACAAAGTTTATTTTCACAGGTTTGCATGATGAGCACATTTGATGTCAATTCAATACCGGTGTTCAATTCATACGCAACCCGTTGAGCCTGCAATATCTTCCCCATGAAGTAAGTCCTTCCATACCCATCCCTTTTATTGAAGCTGCCCTTCCAGTTCCAACATTCATCAGTCCCGCGCATCTCTACGCGGGACCAAAATGAACGAATCGATTCTTCTCTTGTTTTCTTTCGCAATGGCTTTACCCTCCCCCACTCACAACGATCTGACCCAATGGGCTTTGATACGCTCCCCCAAGCACCACGATCTCCTTGCTCATCGCCCCGACTGCTTCTGTCATGATCTGATTATCGATCCATGTGACCTTATCGGTTTTGGGCACCGCCCAGGTCATGATCATCAAACTGTCTAGCAATTGCATTGCCTCAGGCTTTACCTGTGCCTTCTGCAAGTATGAGCGCAGCGTGTCATATCCATAATCGGACAGTAAACGCAGGAACTCCTCCCCAAACAACGGATCTTCAACTGCAGGCGGATACTTCCCCACTTTCACTTGTGCCCCTGCTTTCAGGTCCGCTCCCTCGCCCCTTTTGGTGGTCTTGCTTTTCTTGTTCATTTGATGGGTGCCTTTCTTCATAATGCAAAGTGCTGCCGCAGAACCGACATCGTCGGGCACCCATCAAGGCGGCGGCGACACGTATCTCTGCGGCAGCAATCTGCCTGTGAATAAAATATGTTGTAGGGAAGACGATGTCGGTTACTTAAAGGACACGCGCCGCCTTCACAATTGCCATGATGGGTGCAATGTTCACATTCTACAACCTTTCGATTCGCAGGTCAATTGAACGTGTGTTCTAATTTGTCAAGATATAGTTAGGTAGCCATCTCGATCAATATCTATTTTTGGATGATTACTGCTTGTATCTATCCAGCCAACTTCAACATTCCCATCTTTCCCCATTTCAATTAATCTATGGTCAACATATTCTTTGAATTGATTCCAATTTCCTTCGCCATCATGATCTATCTCAAGTACTTCAGGAAATAACGAGCGAAACCGTTCAATTTCATCACCATCGTAATCTCGTTCGAACTCTTCCCAACTTCTCCAAACACATTCGCCATTGAATTCCAGGAATGTATTTGTAACAGTATTCCACCATGCAAAATCATGATGATCATCTGTGATCTGATCACCGATATAGATAAAGCGTATCATTTCTTCCTCGTCACGTGCGTTTCCGTCCAGCCAGGACCCAAGATTATGAACTCATCGTCATTAACTCTATTACAGGGATTCCCAATATCAGTCTCATAACTCTTTTCACCGGGTATTGCATCATCTGCAACAAGTGCATCGGAAGTTAGATGATATTCAGTAGTTTCGTAGATGGTGTAAGAGTGGCCATATTGATCGCTACAAACAAATTCTGCAGTTTTTCTTTTCATTTCTTCCTCATCCTTCTATTCAACCAGTCCAATACTTTGATCTTCAATCGCATTCCAAGCGATGCCTTCTTTCCTCGAGCACTGAACACCGCGCATCTATCATCATTACCCACCCTCATCCGAAACATCGGCGATTGTAAATTGGAACACCAGTGCCCTTCTCCAGCAATATCTGCGTCCATTTGACCTGGATCGCGGAAGTATTGACAATTCAAGCAGATCTTCTTCATCTTCTTATTTTACACCCATCACTCCGCCTGATACGTATTGACCAGATACTCCACGATCTCTTTGTCAGGATGCCACTCCTCCACACAGCCACACCCTGGCACAGAACATCTCCATAACATATTCAAGATCCTCCCATCCAGCGAACCCGACACTTCGATCTCACCAGGCTCATCTGTGCTCAGATCAACAGCCTGGCGAAAAACCAGCAGCCTCGTCGTGTAATACTTCAGCGTCGACCCATTTACCTGCAAACTAACTCTCACTTTTTCAATTACACCCAGGATGTGATCTTTATTCTTACTGCACCGCCATTGCTTTAAATCGCTTAGAGACTTTCCATCTAAATTCTTCACGTTATCTCCTTCCGCCAACTGCGACACATTTTTCCAACATCCAATCTGCTTCCAGTAACACAAGACCTTCGTACTCTTGAGCAAACTCCACGCCAGCTGGGAGCTTGCTAAAAAAGCAATAGCCTGGCTGGAATTTGGTATAACGCCAGAAATAAATAAATGCATCACTGATCGCATCCCGCACTGATCCATAACCATCAAGATTCCAAACAACCAGTCTACGAAACTTCACCCATCCCTCGCAATGAAAATTCAGTATCCCGCGATACGGATACTCCGCTCGGTAATACCAAACACCTGCGCCCTGCAAAATCTCACCTCCACCCTCGCGCTGTGCGGAGCGCAGCCAGGAGGGATTGTTGCTCATCAAATGCACATGCCTGATACATTGCGCATCAACGTAACTCTCAACAACGATCACCTCGCCCATTTCGCTACCCGATCTTTCGGCTCAATCCAGCCCAAATTCAGAAACTTCAAGAAATCAATCTCCTCCGGCATGGACAAATGATTCGTATCATTCAATGATGTAATGGCATAGTCTGGGTTCCATGAAACTTCCAGCTTGCTGATCTCGCTTTCAATCCACACCATCTGATGCTTCACAAAATAACCATCAGGCAAACTGCCGCCCCTGCTTTTACGTGTCACGCACCAGTGACTAAAATCCGACGGACCCGTGCGAATCACTGCCTGCACACCCCACTCTGAAGGCGGGATACAAATGAACAGATCCACTGCAATGCCCGCATACTTCAGATAAAACGTCTTCTTGCGCGGTCCATTCTCATCGATTCGTATCGCATCTTCGTTCACCATCTGAACAAGCGCCTGATCCAACCTGGTTTTATAAAGCGGTGGAATCGGCTTTCCAAATTCCAGCTTCGCTCGCGGAACCGGCGTCAGATCAGGAACAACCAGAATTTCAATATCTTTTACATCTGGCTTGAATCTACTGACCGACCCCTTGACCTCAATCCGCTCACACGTCGGTCGCAGATGCTCAACCAATGACTCTGCCGCCTTCAAAGCGACATCACGCTTCATTATGCGCCTTCCATTTCCTGATATAGTTCCGACTCGTTACAGTCTTGAAACCATCTTCAAATTCAACCAGGCACGAATTCATTTTGCCGCGCGCCAACACTCTGCATCTTTTGCCAAATCGCTCTGGATAATGTGTTCGCACTCGCCAATAATACGGATACATGGCTCACATCAATTTTTCATGTCATATCCGAGCGAGCAAACACCTGGTTCATCATCCTGAGCAGAGTGAGGGGTCCCTTCTTCGTTATCATTGAACACAGGGCAGACCACACATTGCAGGTCAGGGCTTTCCGTGAGTGGATTGTTCCATTGAATATACATGGCTCCGCACTCTTCGGGACAATGTACCGCTTGCACATCCATTGGAACTTTCAAAGTTCCTATCGATTTACAGCCCTCGCAAATGAAGTGATATTCGTTCATGCCATCTATGGTTTGCACAAACTTCATCACGCACCTACCCTTTCGCGACCTTCATACCTTCATCATAGGCAACTCGCAGACGTTTGAAGTCTTCCTCGTTCCCGCCCGCGTCTGGATGATGCACCTTTGATAAAGCCCGGAACGCATTGCGGATATCTGCCTTATTCGCACTGGACTTCACACCCAGCAATTCAAACCATGCCTGTTTTCCGCTTCCCAATAACAAAGCGCTATCATCAGGCGTGGCAAAGAACCCGCCAAAAATGGTATCGAGCTCCTGGTCGAAGTTGGTCTCGCTCATATCAACGCCATACAACTCGAGCGCACGATAGAGATAGTCGATCTGCAAACCAATCGCCCGCAGGTTGTCAATTGAATCTTCCCAACGTTTGCACTCGCGGATATATCGTTTGCCCGCACGGTCAAAAACCACTTTCACGCCTCCCCCCATCACATCCTGCTCGATCCGCAAAGACGTTGCGCCGATGTTCGTCATCACTCGTTGCAAATCCTTCACTGTAGACTGTTGTGTTGCCGTAAATCTTCTTGCCATTTCAATCTCCTTTTACTGATTACTACCAACCATCACCAACTCCCCTCCCCCTCTTAACCTGCGCGTCCACTTTTTGCGCCCGTCCCACACGCACGCACTACCACACGCAGAGTTATTGACGGTTAAGAATCGGTTCGAGTTTTTGACGGTTAATAATCCCTGTTCCCCTCTCTTTCCAGGAGAGGGACTGGGGGTGAGGTCAATCCACAACAAAATTTGCCATGATCTCCTGTGCTGCTTCCACTTGCCTGCGCAATTCCTCTTTTGATGTCTCAACTGAAATGGATTGCAGCGCCTGCCCCATCCGCAACAAACGCATCACAGTCGGAAACCTCGTTCGTGCTGGCAGCGCTTTGATTTCCTTCAGCAAAGGATCGTCCTTGGGTAGATAGCCATCCAATCTCAACCGTTCACGCTCATAAGGTAGTTTAGGTCTTGCCATCATCTACCTCCTCATCACGCTCAACTTCCACAACCCTCGAGCAATCGCCATCACAGGATCAGCTGGCAGCCATGCGTTGTGATTGAACTGCAGCGTCAACGCTTCCTTCAGCAAGAGCGCGCCGCCTCCAACCACCAGCACCTTCGCAAAACGACGATGACTCTGTCCCCAGCGTTTTTCGATCTCGCCATTGACTTCACGGGACCAAATCGGTAAGGCTTGCTTCACCTCCCCATTCAGACGACCTGCACGCAATTTGGAATCCAACTCGCCCAACGACCACAAACCCCCCCGATTGATTAGCTCGAGCAGTCTGCGTACGCCCACAGTATTGCCCGCGGTAAATCGTTCCACTGCCCCGCGCTCTTTCACGACCAGGAGTTCGACCGTGTTGAAGCCCACACTGATCACACCTACCTCGTCAAGCAGTGCAGACCCGCGTTCGCCGATCATCTGGGCTTTGTGATCCAGCGCGTAATCGAACAACGCCCCCACAGGCTGGGAAGTCTGCTTCACATCCTCCACCTCAATGTGATGGCTGATCCCATCCACATCGAACTCATGTGTGCCCTTCAGCCAGTTCTTCACGGACTTCTGGGTATCCTTCGCGGAATCGCCGGTCATCATTTGTAGTGGCAAGCCAGCCATCAGCAAAAGTGAATCGTCGAACGGACCATATTCCGCCTGGTAATTCGCGAGCGCCGCATACAACAAGGCGCGCATCTCCGGCGCACCGGTCAGGCGGTCGAAATCCAAGTTCTCCACTGGGCGTCCATGCTCGTGTGCAAAATCGCCAACATAGAACGAACCGAAATCACCGCTCACCAGCATCGGTCGCTTGCGGGTCTTCAACCCGATGATCGCATCCGAAAGATGGCGCTGACCATTATTCGCAACCTGGCTCACCAGTTGCAAACCGCCACGCTTGCTCCACAACTTCAATGCCCCCATCCCCATATCGAGACCTACCGTGATCAAATTGTTGTTCATGATATTTTCCTTTCTTATGATTGAAACTTCCCGGCGTAAGCCGCGTTCTCTTTTTCGATCGCTTCCATTTCTTCATCCGTCAACTCGACTTCACTTCCCTCGAATTGTGAAGCCATTTGAGAAGATGCCGATTCAGGGGGTGGACTGGTCTGCGAAGACCCAAACTTCCTCATCAATGCCCAGCCCGTCTCTGTCAGATCGAACCCAACCCGGTGATCCTTATCGCTCCTCAACTCCAGTAGATCGTGCTTCAACATCTCGGACCGCAATCTGCGAAACTCCTTGCTCGAAAACACCCTCCGAATTTCGGTCCACTCCCTCTCCGAAAACGGTGCCCCGTTCAATAGCCCATTCGCCAGAACGCTCAATTCATTCTGCGAGATGGGGAGGTCCATGAACTTCATCTGGCGGATGTGTCCATTCGCCTCAACCTGATCGATTTGGATCCGCACCACTTGCGGAACGCTCTTCACCGGCTCGCCAATCACGTGATCGTTATTCAGATCGGAACCGGTCAGCATCTCCAATGACGTGAGATTCAGCCAGCGCCGTTGCAGATACAGCCACGTCAACACCCACACCACGGATGCGACGATCAACACCGGCTTCAGCAGGTCGATCGCATTGACCAGATACAACAGCGTCAACGTCCCGATTCCAGCCATCACCGCCGTGATGCTCGCCTGCACCAGTGGCAGCAACGCACCCGCCAGGAATGTATGCAGGAACTGACGGTCCGCATACGTCTGTTGCGGTGTCTGATGAACAGGCGGAGTGGTTTGTTGATTGAACTTGGTCATTCTTGCCTCCGAATAATATCTCTGCCGATCGTCACGCCATCGGCTTGCACCTCGATCACCGGCGGATTGATGATCGCAACACCCGCCGGATCGTTGGACTGCCTCGCCTCCTGGGCGATCACGCCCGCGATCTGTGTCGCTCCCGAAGTCGCAATCTTCTGACGATCAGCCGGGTTGCTCATATCGAGCATCACTACGCTCCCATCGTTCGGGTTGTGCATCGCAAATCGCTCACCATGCACATGCTGGAACAGCGGGAACTGGCGTGTGGTCGCATCCAGATAGATCAGGTTCGCGCGCATCTCAGCCATGCGAGCCGTTGCATTCGCCACGCCGATCGCTCCGCGTGAGAATGAGTAGGCAAGAGCCAGCAGCGAAACGCATACGCCAATCGTCCCGAAGATAAATCCATAATGGATCATCTTATTCAAGCCCGCTCGCCATTCTTTTGCAGTGGCTTCGCGGTGCTGCTCTTCCAGTTGCAACTCCTGCACCTGAATGTCGTGCAACTCCTCGGCGTGTTGGCGATCCATCTCATTGTTCAACGCATCCTGCTCCGCCTTCGATTGGATCTCGAAGGCTTGTGCTTGCTTTCTCGGATCTGGTGTGCATCCACTCATCAATATCCACAACATAACCAATATCAAAATCCTTTTCATAGTCAAACTCCTTTTTACTTGATACAATGTCCTTGCCCGTTCTGGTGGAAGAATTCAAACTCCTACCACCAGAGCAGGTATTTATTTACAACGTCTTCGCAATCAGATACAAAATCCCAAACAATACAAGGCCCGCCAGCGCATTCCATCGCTCACGCCACAATCTGACCACTGACTGCTGAAAACTAATAACTAACTTCTTCATTACTTCCTTCCTTTCCTCAATCTCCGGCCCCTGCGCAAAACGCTGCCCGGCGTGCCCGAAACCGGCGCAGATCATAGTGAACAGAATTCCAAAATTGCTTGAAGAGAGCAAGCAGAAGTTTAAAAGATATTGGTGGATATGGCTTCACGATAGCCTCCGTGCTCCTTCGCGATGAACCCCGATGAACCTGCACGACTCAAGGTTCATCGCACCGGGCACGCTATAAGGTACAAGGCAAATCTTTTGCCATAAACAACATAGAAGTACATTAAGGTTCATTTGGTTCATCGCGAAGCCTGAAAATTTAGTGAGTTGTCCGTACAAATGAACCAAATGAACCCCGATGAACCAAAAACGCCAGATTCTATGGACAAAAACTTTATTTAAAGACCCAGGTTCACAACAAATTTTCTTCATCGGCATAAGCTCCTAGAATGCTTCATTTGGTTCATTTGCTTCATCGGTGAACATCATCTCTTGAGCAGGAGCAGCAGGTTTCGCCAGCTCTGCACCCTTGTTCCCGTTTTCATATAGGTCCAGTCCCCAGGCAACCTTCATCACTTCGATCTTTTCAGGTAACATAATCACTACAAAGCCCTTCCCCATCCGTCGAGTAGGAAATTGCAGTTCATCCCGCGCATAATTTCCGACAGTATTGCTTTGGATTCCCCGGCGCTTTTTCTTTTCGTCACCACCCTCTTCGGCACCTACATTCATTTCATCGAAGATCTCATTTGCGATCTGCGCCAAATGTTTGTAATAGATGTATTTCACTACTCCAAATTCACCGATCGAGCCTTCCAACACCAGCTGTGCATACTTCTCATCAGTCCAGGCTGCCCAGATCGAATCTGCCACACGCGCTGCTGGCGTCTGTGCTTTCCTTTCCATCTGCTCCGAGTAGGAAGCTAGCATGAACAACTTAATGTCGTTCAACATCTCATCATCATCCTGAGCCAGAACCTTGATTGGTCTCGTTACCTGGTTGATGCGTGGCGAAACCTTGTAATCCTTTAGCTTTTCTTTGTTCTCAGGTTTCACTCGGATGGTTTTTTCCCACCTCCACAACCGCCATCGAAGACATAGATTGCGGATCTCAGCAGCTTCCGTAAACAACGACTCGGGAATTTCATCTCCGGAGATCCCTGCATCCTCCAGCTCATGCATTGTTTTTTTACCAAGATCGATCGTGATGCACCGGTTCTCAGTCGCCTCATCGCGAAAGCTTCTGTACATCGTCAGCAATTTGGGACCATAAACATTTGCTGATGATGGTTTGAATGACCTTGTATTGGTTGCAGTATTGAAGACCTCCACCATATTTGCCACCTTTGCCTGGCGTTTCATGGCGCCCACATTTAACAGTACGTTGCGCTCGTCGAACTGATCAGCCGCGAACTTGTCACACTCATCCAGGAACAACGAGCCTTTGTAAACATGACAAAAGGACTTGATCACTGCTGGTGTGCTGATTCCGCTCGAAACGATCAGCCGATAACTGACCAAACCCAGGCGAATCGCCAGCTCCGACTTACCGGTCCCTGACGGTCCACGCGCACGGAAATATGCGAGTGCATCGAAGCAGTCATAGACCCATGTGAAGAGGGCATAATATGCGGCCAGCTTGTAATCAATTGGTTTCTCCAATAGGAAGTAGCGCTTTAAATACAATTCAATGATGAACACTAGCTCACGTGTGCTCTTCAACTCACCAAGATCACTCGCAAAGATGACCGTTTCATCCTTCACCACATCATCCACCTGTGGGATATAGCGAATGCCATTGATGTCCAGCCAGGGAGCAGTAGATACGTTCCCATCCGGATCCCGAAATGCAAATCGCGCCTTTTGCTTTTTCGGGTCGTACATCATATCGACTAGGTAACCTTTATCTCCACTCTCATTGGAAGGGAACCAGCCACCCAGCGTCTCGATGATCTCAGTGGGCTTGCCATCTTCATCATCATCGCCCTTCTTGATCTGATCGCCCACCAGCTTGTTGAAGTCCTGCATCATCTTTGGCGAATCAGGATAGATCGCCTTGGCGAGCTGCTGGCGATAATCATTACGCGTGTTGCCTGGCATCTTTGCGATCAATGGCACCACCATATCCAGTGCCTTCTGCCTGACAGCGCCTTTTTGTTCTCCTGCATATCTAGCTGCCTTCAGCACGATCGGTTCTGCGCTGTCCAGAATTTCCTTGACCTTAAGCAACTGCCCCTCAGGTTCGACTTGGCTATCGATGTAATACTGCAGCAGATCATTGGCATCCTTCGATGCCTTTTCTTCTCCATCTGATCTTTGCCAGATATGATCCGGCCAGTTCAACACCCATAGCATGGGACCAAAATAGCCAGCCAGTGGGAAGTCATGATCTTTGCCAGTGATCACTGCACGGCCTGGTGCATCTGAATCGGTTGCAAAATAAATAGCCTGGTATTTCTCTTTCAACATTCCCAACATCCCATTGAGGTTCTTCCAGGATGAACCAGCCAGTGCCATTGCAGGGATTCCCCACTGACCCAGAGTGATCGCATCCGCTTGCCCTTCGACGATCACAATATGATCATCAGAGCGCAAGTGCATGTGATTGAAAAATGGAACTCGCTCACCGGCGAGGATCGCATATGGATTAAATGATTTCCACTCAACCCACTCCCCTTCTTGCTTGAAGCCATCGTGACCCGGTAGCTGCCTCCGCGAAAGATAACTCACCCGCCCATTCAGCTTGTGAGCATAGACAAGCCCAGGCTTGTTCATCAGCCCATGAATCTTTTTCTCTTTGAAACCGTGCGGGTCCAGATCATGCTTTTTTGCCCAGGCTGCTACATCCCCTTCATAGCCCAGGATCATGACCGCATCCGGAGAGTCATGCTTGATCCCATGCAAATCAAACTCGCCTTTTATTTCTTTAACTTGAGCAGAAGTAGACCGCCCAGAAAATCCCAACCGTGAGGCAGTAATGGTCTCGTCATTCCAACCACGTGACCTGGCATATGCCAGTGCTTCAGGATCTTCGCTCAGCCACTTGGCAAACAAACGTGCTGCGATCTGCAGCGCATCTTCACGCGCTCGCACAGCCAGTCTCTGCTTCAGTTCAGGTGTATCTGAATTGGTCAGTGGAAGATTCGCACGCCTGGCTAATTCTTTAATTGTTTCTTTCACGTCCCAGCCTGGGTGCTTCTTCAGCATCCAATCAATGACACTGCCACCTTCATGACATCCAAAGCAGTACCAGGTCTGGGTATCAGGAAACACCATCAACGCAGGTGTGTGTGTATTCGAATGCCATGGGCAATAGCCACTCCAATTCTTACCCGCTCGTCGAAGTCTTACCGATGCATCCTCCTGGATCAGTTCTATTAGGTCGACCCGTGCTTTGATGTCATCAATAATTGTCACAGTCCAGATATCCTTTCAAGGCTTTATCAACTCACCAAACCTGCACCAATAACGTAGGGCTTTTTCCCCTTTTTTGTAGGATTGCTCAGTACCCCAAGCCCTACCCCCTGGAGCCCCATACCCCTTTGAGAATTCGACCCCCGCCCCTCCCCTGCAACCGTCCATGCGACATAACCCCACGTTATGTTGCATACATAATTGACCGTCACAAACCCTTTTCTGGGTGGTAGCACACCCCGCCATGCAACGCCCCGGATTGGGAACTTTGCGATTCTTCCTACTACTGCATTAAGAAACCACAAGCGCATTGCTACTCCTCTGTGTGTGTGCGGTCGCACGCTACACCAACCACCATCACAGTCATCACTGATCATATACACCAACCCAGTGCGCCTTGACCGAACAAATCAAATTCACTTGCTTTAATGATTGCAGTAGCAGGGAGATACCTGCGCGCCAGTTGGTTTCGCTTTCTGTGATCGGAGCGAACTCTATGCAAACATCCCATGCCAAACCAGTACACTTTGCCATTCACACAACTTCAGGCAACCTTGGATAATCAACCGTCTTCTTCGAACGTGCCTTCTTCTCATATCCATCAATCGCTACCACTGACCTTTCAGGCGAATAATCTGCCGGTGCAATAAAAGATGAATCATCTGATCGGATAAAGCTGCGGGTGAACTTTGGTGAAGGCGAAAGATAAACAGGATCTGCATATGCAATGATCAACTTCGCATTGACCAGCACAAACAATGGTTCAGGTTCTTCGCCTTTTTCCTTGGCTTGCTTGGCGTGGACTTCCTGGGCGATATCCATTGTCTCTTTGAGAGTTGTCTTCACTTCGAAGGTTCCCAGAACGAAATATGAACCGCATTCACGCTGAACCATTCCTCCACCATCGTGATATTCAGCTTTGCCTTCCTGGATCAGCCGATCACCTACTTGTTTCGCAATATCGCCTTCCAGGGTGAGCCCTACAATCTGACCTTCAGCAAACGCATATGCTGACTTGCCCTTCACATATCGAAGGAAAATCAGGCGATCGCCAAATTCCATCCCACGGACCACTTGCGCAGGGACCCTGCGACTGATCCCATACTTGCCAGCTTCGCGAACGAACTGTTCTTCACTCTTGTAGTAACCACCAATAAAGTGCATCCACGTGCTGTTCTGATGGATCAATTCCATTTGCAAGCTCATGAAAGCGTCTCCAAATTCATGTATTTCAAAGCACGCGGATTACACATAGGGCAAAGCTTGCGAGCGTTTTTGAAGTTCTTCAGTTTCCGTTCGGTTGAGCGACTGACCCATTCGCCTTCCCAGGTCCTTGCCAGGGCAAACGTTATTCCTCGCTCCACACAGACTTCCATAAATCGTGCTCCCTTGCCTTCTGAATGCTCAAAAATGCGCCTAATAAGATCTTGGGTGAAACCCATATAATGACCCGCCACTAAAGGACTGCCAGTTGGAGACATGCCGCGTGATAGTGGTTGATATAAATGCAAAATGTAAACAACGCCTATAGTTGCCTCAATTCAAACTAAACCGCATAATCAGACCCATGCGGTCATACATCCACTCAATGGCTGCAGCCTGGTTATAGCGAAGGGATAAAAAGTCATCGCGGAACATAGATCGTTCAATGCCCATCACGTGGACTTCAAGAAATGCCGCGTGCCAGGGTTTATTGACACTGCCCATAAACATTGGGATTGGTTTCCAAACTCGAACGGTTGCAATCGGACGATGCATTATTTCCTCCCTTTCCTCTTGGGCTTCCCATACTCATCAGCGAATTTGACAAGCTCAGCGCGCATTACATCTTCGCGTGCAACAACTAAACCCAAAAGATCCTGATCAATCAATGCCTGAACGTTCTCACGAACCAGATCTGCCAATGTCACGGGCTCTACTGCATCAAGCTCCCAGGATGATTCTCCAAACTCATCTGCATAGGCTTGATACCGACTATCCGTTTCTTTCGCAGGGTTTTCTGGTGGCTGCCATTCTTCCACCTGGTTCCAATTCAATGCAAGCCTGTGTACATTCATACGATCCACTAGACCGTGACTAAATTGGCAAAGCCGCTCTGCGATATCACGTGTCATATCAATCCCACTTGGATCGTGATCACCAAAATAGAAAATGTGGACTTCCTCAATGATGTCTGACGAATAGAAAAGCCTATGAAGTCGCTTCCCAGCTTCGTACATCGCCGATGACGAGCTGTATCCTTTGTTCGCTGTAAAACGGATATCCAGCTCCTGGCACACGGGAAGCAATATGCCTGAAAGCGCATCCTTCTCAACCATCACTTCGACGTAATTGCGTTGACCTTCCCATTTATCAATTCGGAACCAACGTGAAGCATCACGAACGATCTCTGCAGGGTTATCCCAATGGTTGAGATAATGCGTCTCACGACCACGATCCTCGATCATCCTCCAATCCACCAACCCTGCCAGGCGAGCATCACTGATCAGATTTCCGATCCGTTTATAGGACTTGACCGAATTTTCAATGTGACCGCGTGCCACCAGCTGGTAATAGAGCTGGCGCAAACTCAGGCGATATTTCTGTGCAGCATATTCACCAAGAATATTATTGACTGTGCCAATCAACGCCATGCTTGCCGCATTGAATTTGTGATCAATGAATTTCTCTTCCACTCTACATCGCCTCCGCAGCTGCACGCATATCGCTCTCACGTGCACGTGTGTAATAGGCAAGGATCACTTCAGGCTTGTCCCCTGTTTGCTGGCAGACCGCATCGATCGCTGCCGGAAGCCTCCATGGATCACCATTCATAAATGCGTTCATGTATCGCAAAACATAGGTGTGCCGCATCCAATGTGGACTAGCTCTCACGCCCGCCTTCTCAGCGATGATCACAAAGCGCCGCCAGGCTTGCCCTCGTCCAATGGACAATCCTGCTTCATCGGTGATCAACGTTCCCTCGAGGGAAGCAGGCTTTCGGTCCAGCCAGGCTCGGATTTTGTTGATCGTCCTGCTTCCGATCTTTGGCTCACGGTGCTTCTTGCCTTTCCCCAAAACATGGATGTATCCATCATTCAGGTGAAGATCGCTCTCCTTCAGCTCGATCACTTCGCTGACTCTCAAACCCACATCATCCATCAGAAAGAAAATGAGACTATCCCGCAAACCGATCAACGTATCTTCACCAGCCTCCGCAGCTGCTTCCAGTTTCAAGCGTTCTTCATCGTTCAAATCGCGCGGGCTTTTTCGTACTGCATCAACGAACGGGATCCACTCTGCTGGGTCGTGATCTAATAATCCTTCATAACGCGCCCAATTGATAAGCATCCGTATGGATGCCAATTTGCGGTTATAGGTCGCTGGCTTGTTCTCAGATTCAAGTCTCGCAAAATAGGTTCTGAGATCTGTGGCATTCAAGAATTCAGGGGAAAAGGCTTGGCTATTGACCTCTTCGAAGCATTGAGCAAACAACTGAACATCGCTCAGATACGCATCCCTGGTTAATCGGCTTCGCGCCCTGTGTTTTTGAGTGGGAGTGCTACGCAGCCAAGATCCGAATGCTTCCATCCAATGCAGAGTTGGGGCGACTGGCAAAGCGGTAAGATCAATTTGCGGAAGCATTCTCAGCATCCTCTTCAACTGAATCTTCGGCGCATGATGAATGAACCAGGGTGTGATGTTCATAATAAAACCCTCTTTCATACCCAATCGGCTCATTACAATAATGGCAAATCACCTCTGCCATCGACCGTGTATCAGCGCAATCAATATGACCACAATCGACGTTCGTGCACGGACCATAATTCGTGCCTGGTGAAGATAATCGTCCGGGTGCCATCACTTCACCTCTGTCTTCACTCGGATATTCGGCACCCTTGACCCCTGCCAACGTGACCACGAGCTCAACGTAACCATATCCAGCACCCATCCAGCATGGACAAAATAAACTCCATAATCAAATCTTTCATTATTGCACCTTTTCTTCTTCTTTATCAAACTCTGCCAGCGCAGCTTCGTACATGCGCCTGCGGTGCACATCCAGATCATCATGTTGCAGGATCCTTTGCACCTCGCCCTTCGAGACGATCAAGCTTTGACCCCTGGTATTCTCGATCACCATTTTCCCTGTCAACAAAAAGCGGAAGTTATATGGCAATACCTGGCGCACCGTCCCATTCGGTCCCCCGTTCGATTCATTGTTGTTCTCATCACTCACCTCCAATCCAATGCACTCTGCAAACCTGGTTGTCAGGATGCACTGGATCAATACAACAACATATGGGAGACTCAGCAATCTTCCGCTCCACGATCGACTGAGGGTGATCACCAACGAAGTTCACGCGGTAGAGATCAACACCAGGCTCGATCTCCTGCACGTGCTCGATGATCTTGGCATCACCTTCCTTGCGGACCATCGTCAATGGATCTTCGTAGACTTCAACAATTTGATCTTTCTTGAACATGATGAAATTCCTTTCTATAAAAAAATTATGATTGCTTTGCCTGGGCGGCTCCCGCACCGCCCAGGCTCGACGAAAAATGGCTCTTTCTTAAAAAATTGGCACTTGAAATCTTCAATATTTTTGTTATTATTGAATCGCTAAGAGCGATGCAGGTAGAATCTGCTTTAGCAGGCATGCCACCTTACACCTGTGGGAGCCAGTGCCAACTGGCTCCCACAGCGTTTATTAAGCTGTCATCCAATGGGCTTTTTCAAAGTCCAGATCACTCCATCAGGACCCCAAATATGTGGGGATTTCACAGACAACATCTTCAAGGCAAACTGAAACCGCCTGTCACTGGCTGGATAGACACTCAAAAGGTCTTCCAGAAAATCAGTGCTAGGCGGTTTTCCATTTCTCCAGTTGATGATAGTGGCGTGACTGACCATTCCATCCCCGTCCTTCGACAAATCCTGCATCAACCACTCGGCGAACCTCCGCAGGCTGGGTTTTCCCTGCACCTTGAGTTCCTGCTCGATAATTGCTTTGATTTCGTCGCTCATTCTGACATCCTCTTTCAAGACACAAAATTCACAAATTGGTTACAAATCTCGTATCGGTCACATATGTGACCATATTGCGATTATACACAACGTGACGAGTTTGTCAAGTGGTTGACCATGCGAAAATGTTACAGATATAATTTCCCTAGTGAACGAAAAAGAGATCATCACACTTATTGAAGAAGCTCTGATTGTTTGGCGAACCAATCAGACAAGAGCTAGAGGCAGTGTTTCCCTTAATAAATTTGCCGAAGAGATTGGCGCTAGCAGATCACTTGTTAGTATGTGGCTTTTAGGAGAAAGACCAGTCACGCTTGCTTATCGAAACAAAATTGCAAAGCCTATTGCTGATTTGGTCGGATCACGTGCTTACAAAATATTAGATGTAATTCCTCCCAATCCCCTCCTCCAAAAAATCACTCAGGTTTTCGAGCGCATCTCTCCCGAGCACCAACAAAAACTTGCCGAAGATGCCGAACGATATGTAGACCAGAATGAACGATCTAAGAAAGTACCTGCAAGAAGAAAGACTTCATCGCATCAATAGAGTCTGGCAATACCTAAAGCCCTGGCAACGCGCTGCTCTCTTCATTCGCGCCACATGGTGGTCGTTGCCAACCCTCATTCAAATCATCGCGCACATCAAAAACCGCTGGCAAATCCGCCTTACTTACTTGTTCTATAAAGCCCACTGGATACGCATTCCCTTCTCCCAGCGGGAGAGGGCAGGCGTCGCGCTGAGCCTGTCGAAGCGGTGAGGAAGAAAACATGCCAATTAAACTTTCTCGCAGCCTCCTCGTTGGCGCAGGCATCATTGCATCCGTCTGCATTGTCATGGTTTGTCTGGCATTTCTCTCTGGAGCAATCATCCCCACTCCCACATCCACGCCTTCCCCGGCAATTGTTGATGTCTCCACAATCATATTTCAAACAGCCATGATGGCATCTACCCAAACAGCCCTGGTCATTCCAATAACAATGCCAACCCTCACATCCATCCCAACGGAAACCGTCGCTCCAACTCTGACATTCACATCCACAGAAACGATCACGTCCACTGCCACTGCTACAATATTCGTCTTTATTGCACCTACATTTGCGGCAAGCTGTCTTGCTGCCTATCCTGATTTTTGCATTACCGATAATCCCCGTCTTTCTTGTGACCAGCTCTCCAAAAATTTTACTGTCCTATCACCTGACCCTCTTGGCTATGACCGTGATAATGACGGCATTGGTTGCGAAGGCTGATCTCGAATCTCTAATTACGAATTGTCAATTACCTATGCCCTCTCCCTACCTCACCCAACTCCAAACTGACCACACAGATCTCACCCGCATTCTTCAATATCACCAAAACAACACCCATCCACGGGATACTCCTTCAGGGCGCATCCTGCGTGGCATTTACCTGATGATCCTGGAAGATGCGCTGAAAGTGGTCAACTCATTACTTCAAATTCCCGATCTCTAAATGTACCTCCCTCCCCCATCCACTCTTCCCCCTGGCTCGATCGTGGATTCATATCGCCGCGATAGCGGTGGCATGCGTCAGGATAAATCCACTGATCAACAGCTCACCGAACTCGAAGCCTATTGCAAACAATACAACCTGATCCATCGTCATCAATTTGTAGACGAAGCCAAATCAGGGAAATCCACCGCCGGTCGCGATGACTTCAACCGCATGATCGCTGAATATGAGATCCCTGCCAACCGCCCAGCTGGTCTCTTGCTTTGGAATTATGCCCGCTTCGCCCGCGATATCGATGACGCGCAATTTAACAAGATCCGCCTTCGCCAGTGGGGCATCACTGTACATTCCCTCAACGATCAGATTCCAGAGGGTGATTATGGACGCGTGATCGAATTCCTGATCGATGTGTCCAATGAAGAAAAACGGAAACAGACCTCCATCGATGCAAAGCGCGGGCTTTGGGATCTTGTCAACACATATAAATGCGTGCCAGGCACTCCTCCACGCGGCTTCAAACGAGAACCGGTCAACCTGGGAACACGCCGCGATAAAACAGAGCATATTGCCCACCGCTGGGTCCCCGATCCAGATTGGATTCCCAGAATCAAACGCGCCTTCCAAATGAAAGCGGAAGGCGCAACGTTGCAGCAGATCCAAAATGAGACGCATATTTACAGCTCACAAAATTCCTATCGCACGTTCTTCTCAAATGAACTTTATATTGGAATCCTTCACTTTGGCGAAAACACCGTTAAGGACTACTGCAACCCGATCATAGACCTTTCCACCTGGACTGCAGTCCAGAAACTGCAATCGCTCCATGCGGACCGTCAGAATGTCACCGCCAAAAACAATCTCCACCCTCGTCGAAAATCTGAAAGCGCTCCCTACCTGCTTTCAGGTATTGCTTTTTGCACTCGATGCGGATCACCACTCTGGGGCATGACATCAGGTCAGCGCGACGGATCCTACTATCGTCGATACGCCTGCACCCGAGCCAGGCGAAGGCGAGACTGCGATCTTCAGCCCATCCCTGCCCGCGCCCTGGAAAATGAAGTCATCAAATCGCTCACGCACTTTTTTGAAAACCCAAATAACCTTCAAGATCTGCTCGAAGTCAGTCAACAATTCGATGCTGAATTTGTCACCAGGCAAAAGACGATTGCCAAGGAAATACAGAAGGAACTGACCACTGTCCGTCGATCCATTGCCAACGTCACAGATGCCATTGCCAAATTGAAGAACAAACAGAGCAAAGCTCTTCTTGCCAAACTTGAATCACTGGAAGGGGAAGAGACCGATCTGGAAACCCGCGTGCAAAAAGTCAATAGTCAAACGCCGGTTGCCACTCCCCCACTCACTGAAGAACAAATCCTCCTGATGTCTCAAACTCTGGTTGCCAACTTCCACACTCAAGACCTTACCACGATCCGGGGAAACATTCTTGCCACGGTCCACCAGGTCAGGGTTGATCGCACCAAATCTCATGGCTACTGCCAAATCACCCTCAAACATCGCCCTCGCTCCAGCAAGACTCCGGAAGAAAGCGGTGCTATAATTACTGCGTCTACAGTGCTCCCCTCTGTGGGGGCACAGAGTAAAGACATGCTTTTCAGTATGTCTTTTTATTTTATACCGGCGTCCCCATTGAGGGGATGACACTTCAATCACAAAGAGACTGCATTATCTCAACAGTCTCTATTCTCTAATCTCCAGTTCTCTGCTCTTTTCTCACGCATCCAAATGATACGTATGATATGAATTCTGGCAGGGATTGCCCCACGCAATGTGCATCTCGCGGGCGGTCAGGTCGATCACCATCGCGGTAATGGTGCTCTCGCGATCCATTGGGTTAATGCCTTCGATGTTGTGATTGCAGATCGAGTTGGGAAGGTTGACGTGATCCTTTTGAATGGCTTGCAATGTCTTGATCGTGTGTGAGGAGTTTTGCCTTAATAAGCGATTGGCTCGGAAGTATCGCACGCGGGAGGAGATCAGCTCTTCGGGTTCATCCTCGATC